ATTTACATTTATATGACTTTGGTATATTTATCAACCTAGCTCCAGACGACGAAGAGAAACAATTGCTTGAAAATAATATTCAAATGGCACTATCTCAAGGTTTAATTGAACTTGGAGATGCTATTGACCTTAGAGATATTAAGAATATTAAATTAGCTAACCAACTACTGAAAGTTAGAAGAACTAAGAAACTAGAAAGAGAACAAGCGATGCAGCAAGAAAATATAAAAGCTCAAGCAGAAGCTAATTCTCAAGCACAGCAAGCAGCAGCTCAAGCTGAAGTTCAAAAGAAGAAAGATTTAGTTGAATCTGAGATACAGTTAGAGCAAGCAAAAGCTGAAATGAAAACTATGCTTTTGGAAAAAGAAGCGGAAGTTAAGAAGATGTTAATGGATCATGAGTTCCAGTTACAAGTACAAATGACACAGATTGATGGTGGTAAATCACTATCTGAAGAACAAAAAGAAGATAGAAAAGATAAGAGAGCTAAAATGCAAGCTACTCAACAATCTGAGCTAATAGACCAAAGAACAAACAACAAACCACCTAAAAACTTTGAATCATCAGGTAATGATATACTTGGTGGTTTAGAGTTGTAAACACTAATTTATATATTATTTTATTATGGAAGAACAAGAAGAATTACAAGAAGTGAACCAAGAACAACAGGAAAATCAAATTGACGAATCTAAATTCGAATCCGCAGGAGATGATTCGGTTATTAAAGTAGATTTAAGTCAACCACCTCCGGTAAAAAAAGAGGTTACTGAAGAGCCTGTTGTTGAAGCACAAGCTGAAACTACTGAAGAAGTAGTGGAAGAAGTGGTTGAGCAATCCACTGTTGAAACTGAAGCACCAATTCTTGAAGAAGTAACTCAAGAACAGGTTGATGAAGTTGAAGAGCAAGTAGAGGAAGCTATAGCTGAAGCTCAAGCAACTGGTAAACCACTACCAGAAAACGTTCAAAAGTTAGTTGATTTTATTGACGAAACTGGAGGAGATATTAATGATTATGTAAACCTTAATAAAGATTATAGTGAGATGGATAATCTTACTGCTTTAAAAGAATACTATAAAAAATCAAAACCACACCTTGACAGAGAGGAAGCGAACTTCTTAATTGAAGATCAATTCAAGTACGATGAGGAGTTGGATGATGAAAAAGAAATTAGAAAAAAGAAAATCGCTTTGAAAGAGCAAGTTGCTGAAGCGAAAGCCTACTTAGACGGGCAAAAGTCTAAATATTACGAAGACATCAAAGCGGGATCGAAACTCACAGGTGAGCAACAAAACGCAATTGATTTCTTCAATCGTTACAACGAGAAAAACGAAGAGGATACAAAAGCACAGAGTGCATTGAAAGAAAAATTCTTAAATAAAACCGAAAAGGTTTTTAACGACAAGTTCAAAGGTTTTGAATATAATGTTGGAGAGAAACAATTTAGATTCAATGTAAAAAATGCTGGAGAAGTGAAAGATACTCAAAGCGACATTAATAACTTTGTTAAAAAGTTTTTAAACGAAGATGGAACAATGTCAGATGCTAAGGGTTATCATAAATCACTTTATACAGCAATGAACTCAGACGCTATTGCTAATCACTTTTACGAACAAGGAAAAGCAGACGCACTAAAAGCTAGTGTTGAAAATGCTAAGAATGTAGATATGACTCCTAGACAGGGGCATAATACTTTCGAAGCAGGTGGAGTAAAGTTCAAGGTATTAGGTGAGGACTCGGCGACTTTCAAGTTTAAAGGAAAAAGAAAATAATTTATTTAACATTTAAAACATTTTAAAAAATGGCAATTACTTCAAATGTGTCCCCAGCTGCGGCACCAACTAAGCAGACGTTAGCTTCGGCTTACATCGACTTTACTGGTGACAGCAATGACTGGGCACAACAATATTTACCAGACCTTATGGAAAAAGAGGCTGAGATTTTTGGAAACAGAACTATCTCAGGATTCTTATCTCAAGTAGGTGCTGAAGAATCTATGACTGCTGACCAAGTTGTTTGGTCTGAGCAGGGTAGGTTACACTTAAGTTACACGGTTACAACAGCGAGTACAGGTACAACTTTTACAGTTACAAACGACGCTGATGGAGTGGCTGCAGCTACGTCTGCACCACAAACTACTGGTCATCACGGTATACGTGCTGGTGACATGGTTATATTAGCTGATGCTAGTGCAACTATTAAATGTTTCGTTACAGCGGTAGCTGCAAACGGAACAGTATCTGCTCAACCTTACGGAAACTTTGCTGCATTTACAAATGGTGGTATCGCTGATGCTACTGGTGTTAAATGTCTAGTATATGGTTCTGAATATGCTAAAGGTGAAACTGGTAGAGTGGGTGCAAATGTACCTGGGTTTAAGTCTTATGACAACAAACCAATTATCCTAAAAGACAAGTACGAGATCTCTGGATCTGATGCTTCTCAAATTGGATGGGTTGAAGTTTCAGGCGAGGATGGACAAAACGGTTACCTATGGTATTTAAAAGCTGAAGGTGATACTCGTACTCGTTTCACAGACTATCTTGAAATGGCAATGATTGAATCAGAAAAAGCAACTGGCCAAGGTCTTACTGACCTAGCAACTGCATCTGTAGTTGAAGGCTCTGCTGTTACTGGTACGGAAGGTTTATTCGCGGCTATTAATGCTCGTGGTAATGAAACTACTGGTGTAACTGGTGTTAACGCTGCTACTGACTTAGCTGAATTCGATGCTATCTTAGCTGAATTTGACAAGAACGGTGCTATTGAAGAAAACATGATGTTTGTTAACCGCGCTACAAGCTTGGCTATCGATGACATGTTAGCTTCTATGAATTCTTACGGTGCTGGTGGTACTTCTTACGGAGTATTCGACAACGAAGAAGATATGGCGTTAAACTTAGGTTTCTCTGGATTCCGTCGTGGATCTTACGACTTCTACAAGTCTGACTGGAAATACTTAAATGACCAATCGACAAGAGGTTTGATTAACTCTATAGATACAGTAAACGCTATTCGTGGGGTATTTATCCCAGCTGGTGTATCTTCTGTATATGACCAACAATTAGGAAAGAACCTTAAACGTCCTTTCTTACATGTTCGTTATAGAGCTTCTTCTACTGACAATCGCAAGCTAAAGACTTGGACTACTGGCTCTGTTGGAGCAGTAACTTCAGATCTTGATGCTATGGAGGTACATTACCTTTCTGAGCGCTGTCTAGTTGTTCAAGGTGCTAACAACTTTATGTTGATGAACTAGTATTTATATTTAAAAGAGGGTGGAGCTTAGTCTCCATCCCCTTTTTTATTTTATTAATTTTTTATTATATTATATTATGGCTAAAAAGCAAACAAAAAAAGTAGAGGTCGAAGAACCTTACGTAGAAGAAACAATTGTAGTTGAAACTCCAAAACCGGAACAAAAACCTCAAGTTGTTATAGAAAAAGAATCACCTAAGAAAAAAACTTGGGAGATTAAAGATAGATTATATTACCTAACAAATAATAGATCACCTTTGAGTAAAATGATAAAATCAACTAACATTTATTGGTTTGATGAAGAGAAGGGATACGAGCGGGAGGTAAAATACTGCGAAAATCAAAGAACGGTTTTTGTAGATGAAATGAAAGGTGATCAAAGATTATCTCATATTATTTTTCGAAATGGAACATTATTTGTTCCAAAAGAAAAAACAGTTTTACAAAAATTGTTATCTATGTATCACCCACATAAAAACTCTTTATTCTTTGAATACAAGCCAGCCGCAGAGGCTTCAAATGAAGTAGAGAGAATTGAAATAGAAATTGCAGCTCTCAATGCAGCCATTGGTTTAGATATTGACATGGCTGAAGCTGTTATGCGTGTAGAGGTTGGTTCTAAAGTAGCAGATATGAGTTCTAAAGAACTGAAGAGAGATTTACTATTATATGCTAAGAAAAACCCAGCATTGTTCTTAGAGTTAGTAAATGACGAGAATGTAGTTCTTAGAAACTTTGGTATCAAAGCTACTGAAATGGGGATATTAAAATTATCTTCAGATCAACGAACATTCAAATGGGGAACAAATGATAGGAAACTATGTACAGTTCCATTTGACGAACACCCTTACTCAGCTTTAGCCGCTTGGTTTAAAACTGACGAAGGTATGGAGATTTACTCCAATATTGAAAAACGATTAAACTAAATTAATCACCATAGTAGAGCAGCCACTCTTCGGGGTGGTTGCTAAACTATAAAATAAAACATAATGGCGATAAGTATAGATACAGTATATCAAAGAGTTTTGGCCCTCGCCAATAAAGAACAAAGAGGCTATATAACACCTCAAGAATTTAACTTACTAGCTAATCAAGCTCAACTTGAGATTTTTGACGCTTACTTCTATAAGGTTAGTGGTAATGCTAGAACAGATGCTGACACGGTTCCTTTCCCAGAGAGTAATACCACAGCCGGTGATATAAAAAACTTTTTAAAAGAAAAGCTAGCTATACATACCACTATTGCAGCGGTTGCTGGCGGAACTACGTATCCAGATAACTATATGATCGGAAAGATATTTCAGAACGGTCGTGAGGTTAGAAGAATGGATAGAAATTCTTTAGAAAATTTAGATCTTTCAGATAGACACACGAAATCAGGTGTTGGCCAACGTCCTTACTATAGTGACGCAAATATTAGTGGCGAGGACATACACATTTTTGCCGCTGGTGAACAAGTTACTAGTGGTGTTACGTGTGAGGTTATTACTAAACCCGCACCAGTTGAATGGGATTATGTAGTTGTTAACGAAAAGGCACTATTCAACTCGGGTGGCAACACTGTCCATTTCGACTTGCACGATAGTGAAGAAATTCCTTTGGTTTATAAAATCTGCGAGCTAGGAGGTATAGTAATTAATAAACCTGGATTATCACAAGCAGTCGGACAGTTGAGTGCTAATATATTAACAGAACAAAAACAATAAGACATGGGTCATACTTTACCAAACGCAACTGATGTTGAATACTATGATGGAGATGGAAATCATGGAGCGTACGCTTTTATAAGCTTTAAATCCGTTGTACATTCTTTCATAGCATCTTACATTGGGCCTGGCAAAATATGTGAAGGAGTTCTAGTGGAGGATGTTGCTTTCTGGGCTGGAAGAGGGATGCAGGAGCTTTCCTATGATACCTTACACTCACAAAATGCTCACGAATACGTAGTACCACCGTCATTGGTAATGTTTTTACCTAGAGACTACGTTAACTATGTAAAATTTACCTGGAGTGACTCTGCTGGTATGGAGCACACTATAATGCCCGCTAGATTTACTTCAAATCCAACAGATATACGTTATAATGCTGATCAAGATACATATTCAACTTCAGACAACACATTAGATTTTGATGAAACCTCTGATACGCTAGAAGCTTATAACGCACAGAGTAGTAACACTGCTTCTGATGATTATGATTATAATGATCCTCTTCACGAGTTAAGCGTAGGACAGCGTTATGGTCTAGAACCAGAACTTGCTAATTCTAACGGAACTTTTTATATAGATAACAAAACTGGTAAAGTACATTATTCATCTAACTTAAGCGGAAAAACTGTAATCATAAAGTATATAAGTGATGGAATGAACACTACGGATAGCGAGCACAATGGACCAGCTATACACAAGTTTGCAGAAGAAGCTCTTATGAAGTATATAGGATATAATTGCTTACTTGCTAGATCAGCAACTCCTCCCGCACTTTTGCAGATGTTGAAGAAAGAATTTTCTGTTGAAAGAAGAAAAGCAAAACTAAGACTTTCTAACTTTAAACTTGAAGAATTCACTCAAATATTAAGAGGTAAGTCTAAACAAATAAAACACTAGTACATGTCAGAGTTAAAGAGAAGCTTTTCGGGCGCTAAGATGAATAAAGATCTTGACGAACGATTAGTTCAAGACGGCGATTATAGAGATGCTTTAAACATACAGGTGACTTCATCTGATGGCTCTAATGTAGGTACTGCTCAAAACTTATTGGGTAATGAACTTCTAACTAGTGGTAAGGTTCCAGCTGGAAGTAGAGTCGTTGGATCTATAACAGATGGCGAGAACGATGATATATATATGTTCGTTACTGGTCCTAGAGATGGTTATGCTATAACCACTAACACTACACTTTTTACAGATTGGATTGTCAGATGGAATGTAACTAAAGAAGAGTTTACATATGTATTTGTAGATCACTACAGAGTTCATTCTCAAATCATTGGAATAACTACTACAACTGTAGCTAATGATACTATTGAAATAAGCGAAAGTAATTACATCAAAGAAGGATCTTTTGTCAATGGAGCAAGTATAGACTCAACCTTTGTTTCTAGTACATTCACCCCTGGAACAACAGGCTATCCAGCTATTGGAGCTGCTAATCAAAAAATAATTATCAACGAGAGTTCTGGTGGCTTTGCTGTTGGTGATGAGATTAGATTTAATGTTGCTCCTGGTAGTGAAGTATTAGGCTTTAGACGTTTAAACTACGGTGGTACATTTAAGTTAGTAACGGGGATTAACATTATTGACAATATGTTATTCTGGACTGACAGTCTTGGAGAACCTAAAAAAATAAATATAGATAGATCAATAGCTGGTACAGGCGGTAGTAACAAGTTGAATATTGGAGATGGTGATCATGATACATATCCAACTAGATTAGTAATAAAACACGAAAACGTTACAAATCTTGACATAGCAAAAAGCGTTGATGAAAATAGAGCGCTGTTTGTTGAAGATTTTCACATAACAGTTATAAGACCAAATCCTACCACGCCACCTGTTCTAGAAATGTCTACTACAGCTTCTGTAAGAGAGACGTCTGCTGGTGTAGCAAACTTAATAGCTACTACTATAACCACAAGCGCGTTTTTTCAAGACGATGATGTTGCTGGAACTTTTGAAGCAGCCTCTGGTATTATTAGTTTAACTTTTGATGATAACGTTGACTATAGGCCTGGGGATATTATATTCTTTTCCCGAGTTGAAACTGTAAATGAATTGGATAATGGTGGTCCAACTCTTTTCTCTGATGATCCAGAGAGTGAGTATTTTGTGAATGATACATGTAGAGTTCAAATATTACCAAATCCAAATAGCGAAGATGGTTTATATAATGTTTTTCCTGACAATCTACAAGCAGGTGTTTTCCAATGCCAAATACTAGCCGTTAGCTCTATTATTCCTCCACAAGCGGCAACATATTCCTTCTACACTAGATTAGCTCAAGAAGATCCATTGTTTGAGTTTAAGTTCCCTAGATTTGCATACAGGTATAAATACGTAGATGGAGAGTATTCTGCTTTTTCACCTTTTTCTGAAATAGCTTTTCTACCTGGTCGTTTTGACTACTTTCCTAAAAAAGGTCATAATCTAGGTATGGTGAACAACTTGCGAAGTCTAAAGATAAGAGACTACGTAATGGATCCAGCTATGAGACCTCAAGATATTATTGAGGTAGATATACTTTACAAAGAAGATTCTTCACCTACTGTATATACTGTAAAAACTATAAAACCATACGATAGAGAAGATGATGCAGATAGAATATGGCCAATAAGTTACAATGATAGTGAAGCTTGGGGAGAGTTTGAGCTAACTTCAGAAATGATTCATGCTGTGGTACCTTCTAACCAAATTCTTAGACCTTGGGATAATGTACCAAGAAAAGCTTTAGCTCAAGAAGTTTCTTCTAATAGATTGATATATGGTAACTATACTCAAAATTATGATTTAATTGATATTAGTAATAAAGAAATAAAACCTAAAATTTCTTTATCTTTAGAAGCTGGAGAATCTTTGTTAGCAACAGGCACGTTTCCTGATCCTAGTAAGTCTGTTAAAAGTATTCGAACATATCAAGTTGGAGTTGTTTATGGAGATAGATTTGGTAGAGAAACACCTGTATTAGCAGATAAGAAGCAAGGTTCGATATATGTTGATAAGAGTTTTTCATGCACAGCAAATAGGTTAAA